AGCCAGCAGGTAGCCACCGCCTGACACCGCCGACGCCTGATCAATCGTCACTGCCCCACGAATGCCCAGCGTTGCCCCGTCCCAGGTAAGGCGCTTGTCGGCATCGCTTGCCCCGATCCACA